TTTACACAATATTATCTTTGCTTCCCCGAGTAAGTCACGGGTACGTAATCTCCAAAGTATTGGACGTGTCCTCAGGAAAGGCGACGGCAAAGACATAGCTACACTTTACGATATCGCTGACGATATCTCCTCCAATAGTAGAAATAACTATACTCTTAATCATCTAGCAGAAAGAATTAAAATCTACCAAGAGGAAAACTTTAAGTATGAAGTAATACCTATCGCTTTAAAATAATATGGAAGAAGAATTTTATTCAACAATAAAATTAGTTACAGGAGAAGAAATAGTTTCTAAGGTATCTTATGTAGAAGAAGATAATATTCTCTTTTTAGATAATCCAATGAAAGTTGAAATTATTAAACAGAGAAAAAACGGACAAACCATAGAAGGATTTCATTTAACAGATTGGTTACATGCCACATATGACAAGTCGTTTGTGTTACCAATGTCAAGAGTATTAACAATGTCTGAATTAGATTCTAGAATTGAAAAATACTACCTCAAATCAATTGATGGTGAAAAGGATGATACTAATGAACCAGGACGTGTACCGTTACAAGAGTTGAAAGGAAGAACTGGATACCTAGGTTCGATTCAAGAAACTAAAAAAGCTCTAGAAGATATCTTTAAGAGAAGCTAATAGCTATTACTTGTCTTGAACCCTTACAGAGTTATTCTACTAAGTTTCTGAGGTTATGTCAAGCTTGACATCCTCCTCGTTACAGGTTATACTGTCCCCAGGTAAGCAAACCAAAACATGTATGGCAAAAAAAGATCCCGAATACTACGTTAATAACAAAGACTTTCTAGAAGCGATTGTAAAATTTCGTAAGCAAGTTAAACAAGCAGAGAAAGAAAAAAAGCAACCTCCTAGGATTCCTCGGTATATCGGTGATTGTTTTTTGAAGATTGCCACACACTTGTCATACAAACCTAATTTTGTTAACTATACTTTTAGGGAAGATATGATATCTGATGGTGTAGAGAACTGTGTTCAATACATCAGTAACTTTGATCCAGAAAAATCAAAGAATCCTTTTGCTTACTTTACTCAAATTATCTACTATGCTTTTCTACGTAGAATTCAAAAAGAGAAACGACAAAGCGACATCAAAAATAAAATTCTAGAACGTTCTGGATTTGATCATGTGATGCACACAGATAACTATGGTAATGATATGAATTCCAGTTATTCTGATATGGGAAGCATCAAAGAAAATATTGAAATTAGAATGAACCGATGAGTAATGATGAAAACTTTTGGATTGATGATTGTTTCCGAGTCTATAAACAACGATGGGGAACTTGGACTAGCTTCGATAAAGAAGGCAAGGGAATTGTTACCGCCCTCACCAAGGAAAGTTGTATCAGTGGAACACGCTTCTACCTTAAAGGTAAGCAAGAAGGATGGGACACTGATGTACGCACATATAATGGAATTGTCGGAGGTAAACTGTGACCGTCGCTCTTATTACTGATCAACACCTAGATGGCAGAAAAGGAAGTCTGGCATTCTGGGAATATTTTAAAAAGTTCTATGATGAAATCTTTTTTCCAACGCTGGAAAGACAGGGGGTCAAGACAATCATTGATCTCGGAGATACGTTTGACAACCGCAAAAGCATTGATTTTAATGTGTGGGGTAGGATTCGTAGGGATTATTTTGATCGTCTCAATGATATGGGTATCACTGTACACATGATTCTTGGGAATCATTGTGTATACTACAAGAATACTAATCGAATTAATTCACCAGAACTACTGTTGAACGACTATGAAAATATTCATGTCTACTCTAGTGTTACTACAACTTACATTGAGGATACTCCAATTTGTTTCGTCCCCTGGATTAATAAAGAAAACCAAGAAGAAACGTTTGAACATCTTGAGAGCACAAATGCCGAGCTCGTCATGGGACACCTCGAACTTGACGGGTTTGAAGTAACACCAGGAATGAAAATGGAGCATGGTATGGATCCCAAACTGTTCTCCAAATTTAAACAAGTATTCTCTGGACATTACCACCACACATCTAAGAAAGGTAATATACATTACCTAGGCAATCCATATCAGATGTTTTGGAATGATTACAAAGATGAGCGTGGGTTTCATCTTTATGATCCCCCGACAAATAAAATTAAAAGGATCAAAAATCCATTTGAAATATTCCAAAAGGTTTATTACAATGACGTAATGAACACAGAGCATCCAATTGACGAGTCATTTGCCAATGCTTTTGTGAAAGTGATTGTTGAGGAGAAAAGAGATTATCAACAATTTGAAAAATTGATTGATGATCTTTACAATATTGGTTCTCATGATGTAAAAATCGTAGAGACTCTAGTGGACCTAGAAGGACAGGAAGATTTGAATCTCGAAGTCAAAGATACGATGACACTTCTTAACGAGTATGTCGAAGAGATGGATATCCAAGTAGATAAAACTGAACTTAAGAAGTTGATGAGAACCCTATATATTGAAAGTTGTGAAGTAGCGTAATGTTTATTCTCACACTCAAGAATAGACCAGATGGAGTGTTTTCTATACTTAAAGAAGATGGGGAGCAAGTCATCCCTATTTTTGAGTGTGAGGATGATGCCGACAGATATTTCGGTATGATGGCGGAAGATGAAACCAATCCTCCATTACAAATTGTTGAGATAGATCGAGAGATGATCGTCGAAGCATGTGAGGAACGCTATCATAAGTATGCTATAATAACAAAAGACGATTTCCTGATACCTCCAAAAGATTCGGTATGATTATTTTTAAAAAAATTCGTTGGAAGAACTTTCTATCAACTGGAAATACTTTCACCGAAGTTGATTTGACATCTCACAAAACTAATCTGATCGTCGGAACCAACGGCGCTGGTAAGAGTACCATTCTAGATGCTCTTACTTTTTCTTTATTTGGAAAACCGTTCCGTAAGATCAACAAGCCGATGCTTGTGAATAGTATCAACGAAAAGGATTGTGTTACTGAGATTGAATTCTCTATTGGTAAATCTGATTACCAAGTAATACGTGGTATCAAACCAAACAAGTTTGAGATCTATTGTAATGGACAGCTATGGAATCAAGAATCTACAGTTGTTGATCAGCAAAAGAACTTCGAACAAAATGTTTTGAAGATGAACTATAAATCTTTTACACAGATTGTAGTTCTGGGATCGTCTACGTTTGTTCCTTTTATGCGCTTGCCCCTGGCACAACGTCGTGAGATTATCGAAGATATCTTGGACATCCAAATATTTTCTGTAATGAATACTCTTTTGAAAGATAAGGTTCGAGAGAATGGTGAGGAACTACGGGAGTTGGAATATCAGTTTGATCTTCTTCAAGATAAGATCAATCTACAGAAGAGTCATCTAGAAGAACTAGATGCTAAGAACAAAGTTAATATTCAGAAGAAGCAAGATAAGGTAGAAGAATATCTTTCTGAGATTGGAGATAATAATCTTAACATCGTCAAAGATCAATCAGCAATTGATACGATTAATGAAGAGATTGCTGAGTACAAACAATCTTCAGATAAACTTAAGAAACTGAATACTTATCTAATTAAGTTAAGTTCTAAGTTACAGTCTTGTCAGAAAGAACACGAATTCTTTGAAGGTAATACTGTATGTCCTACGTGTACTCAGAATCTTTCTGACGAGTTTAGAACAGACAAACTAGAGTCTGGTAAAAACAAACTAGAAGAAATGACTCTGGGATATAACGATATTCTATCTGCTATTGGAGAAGAAGAACGACGATTCAATGCCTGGCAAGAATTGTCTAATAGAGTCACTACTCTAAACAATCAGATTACTCAGACTAATTATAAGATTAGTTCTTTGAGAAAATCTGTTGAGGAAGTTGAAGAAGAGATTAAATCTTTAGAGACTGGTGGTGGAGACAAGAAAGAAGCATTCTCTAAACTGGAGCAGATGGTCAAAGATAAGAAATCCATTAATACTGATATCAGTCATTTGAAAAAGGATAAAGATCTTTTAATCACAGCATCACATCTTTTGAAAGACACTGGTATCAAAACGAGGATTATCAAAACTTATCTTCCTACTATGAATAGGATGATCAGTGAGTATCTGACACGAATGGACTTCTATGTCAACTTTGCTCTCAATGAAAACTTTGAAGAAACAATCAAATCTAGATACCGTGACATTTTTTCCTACGAAAGTTTCAGCGAAGGAGAGAAGGCTCGTATTGATATTGCTCTGTTGCTTACTTGGCGTTCTATTGCTAAGCTCAAGAATAGCGTGGATACTAATCTACTCATTCTAGATGAGATCTTTGATGGATCGCTTGACACTGGGGGCACTAGTGAACTAGGATGGATCTTGAGAAACTTTGATGATAATACAAATGTATTTGTCATCAGTCACAAAGAGAATCTTGATGGTAAGTTTGATCGTACTATCAAGTTTGAGAAGGTTAAGAACTATAGTGTCTTTACCGAGTCTCAGATGGAGACCGACTAATAAATACTGGAGGAATTATGGCAAATCGAACGTACACCCAAAAGGATGGTACAATTTGGGAATGGGAGGAGACTCCTGAACTGCTCACGCTATTGGGTTTGACCAATGACAATACCAAACTGGCAACACCACTCAAAGAAGGACCAAAAAAGAAGACTTAAACCTCAGGCGCTTCGTCAAGCACGTAAGCGCCGTAACCAGTTAAAAAACCGTCTACTACGACCCTCTGGTATCCCCAGGGGGTCTTATAGTATGAGCATCAACGGAACGGATCAATGTCAAGTCAAGAAATTAAAGGTAACCTCGCTCGACTGCTCGCTACCGAGAACCTGATTGTTGAGCACCGTAAAGTCAGCACTGCTTCCTTTGATGTTATTCGTCGGGTGCTGACTCTTCCCTTGTGGCAGAAAGCAAGTAATACAGTATACGATCTTCTCGTCGGGCATGAAGTGGGTCATGCTCTCTACACTCCTGCTGATGACTGGATGGATGAAGAGGTCCCCAAAGATTTTCTCAACGTCGTTGAAGATGCTCGTATCGAGAAGTTGATGAAGCGTAAGTATCCTGGTCTTGCTAAAGATTTTTATAAGGGATATCAAGAACTGAATGATGATGACTTTTTTGGTATCGAAGATGGGGATATTACTCGTTATAACTTGATCGATCGTATCAACCTTCATTTTAAAATTGGTGCCTATGCTCGTATTCCTTTTGAAAAAGATGAACAGCGATTTGTTGATGCCGTTGCTGACGTAGAAACTTTTGAGGGTGTTGTAGAAATCTGTAGGCAACTTGTACAATTTTTAGAAGAAAAGAAAGAACAGACCGCCGAAGTTCCTACTGAATCTGCTGCTCAATCTCAGGGTGGTGGATCTCAGTCTACTGAGAATGCCAACGGAAATGCCAACGAAGCAGAGAATGCCAACGAACAGTCTGATGTTGGCGATTCTAAAGAAGGCAAGTCTACTGAAAAGTCTGATGAAGCTTCTGACCAACCTTCTTCTTCTCAAGGTGGTGACCGTGGTGGCGACACCATTTCAGAAACTCAACGTTCTTTTGATAGTGCTACCGAAGATCTGAATACGATTCATGACTGGACTCAAGAACCAGTTTATATTGAAACTCCCAAAGTTGATTTGGATCGTGTGATTGTTGATCATGATGTAATCATGCCTTATATTGCTAATCATTTCAATACTCTTTCTATTGATCGTGAAAAGCATTGGGGAGATGTATTCGAAAGTGTTGATAGTACATTTTTAGAATTCAAAAAGCAAGCACAGAAAGAAGTGAATTATCTTGTTAAAGAGTTTGAGTGTCGTAAATCTGCTAATGCTTATGCTCGTGCTGGTCAGTCTAAAACTGGTGTTTTGGATACTAGTAAACTTCACATGTACAAATATACTGATGACATCTTTAAAAAGATTACCGTTCTTCCTGACGGTAAAAATCACGGAATGATTTTTGTTCTTGACTGGTCTGGTTCGATGGGCAATGTTCTCGTTGATACAGTCAAGCAACTTATTAATCTTTGCTGGTTCTGTCGGAAGGTTCAAATTCCTTTTGAGGTTTATGGTTTTACTTACGAGTGGTCTAACTATTTTGTTGATCCAGATTTTGATAACACAATACAGTCTTATGTTCCTGCCCATGGAACTATCAGTATTCACAATAAATTTCACATGTTGAATTTTCTTACATCACGTTGTAATAGTAAAAAATTTGATGAGTCTGTAAAAAACCTTTGGCGAATCGCTATGTACATCTCTGGACGTAGTGATTATTCCAGATACCATATTCCTGTTGGGGTCGAATTGTCTGGAACTCCTTTGAATGAAAGTATTGTGACTTTGAAAACTCTTATTCCTTCTTTCATGAATAAAAATAAACTACAGAAACTCAGTGTTTGTGTGCTTACTGATGGAGAATCTAATGGGATTACTTACGATGTTGATATGAGCATCACAAGAGGTTATGATTACATGGGTAAGAATGCTGTCAATTCTAATTGCTGCCTTCGTGATCGTAAGATTGGTAAAGTTTATCGTCGTGCTGATGGAATCATTAAAGATTCTTTAACTACAATTTTGATTGAAAATCTCAAAGACAATTTTCCTAATGTCAACTTTATTGGATTTCGTATTGCTGGGGGTAGTGACTTTAGTTACTTATATCGTCACACCCAAACACCAGCTGATCATGACGAAGCTATGAAAAAATGGAGAAAGAATAAGTCGTGTGAAATAAATCAGAATGTAGGTTACGATTCTCTCTATGTTATTTCTCAAACATCTCTTTCTAGTGATACTGAGTTTGATGTAGAATCTGGTGCTAGCACTACTGATATCAAAAAAGCATTTAAGAATATGCTCAAGAACAAAACTGTAAACAAAAAAATTCTGACATCCTTTGCCACGCTTGTGTCGTGACAATTTGGAAACTGTCCACACCACCCCAATCTGGGGTGGTTCCACCCCTATACTGAGTACATCAACGAAACGAACCCGATGCCCCGCTCCGCCAACATTGATATGATTGCTCTCACCAATTTTATCGGTGAGAACTACGGCAACGATTTTGGTTGTAATGCTATTGTTGCTGCTTCAAAAGAATTTGGATATTCGTATCCTACTATTGCTAAACGACTTGACAATTATAAAGTTGGTCATGGCAAATGGTCACTTACTGTCCAAGAAAAACTTGAGCAGACTTACCAATCTCCCGCTGCTTCTCCCGCTGTAGAAGTTACTGATCGGGAACATGAAGAGATTATTCCTGATAAAGATATCACGTTTGTCCCGTTCGGGAACTTTTCTGATGTCAAGAAAATTCTTTCATCTAAGATTTTCTATCCGATCTTTATTACTGGTCTGTCTGGTAATGGCAAAACTTTCGCTGTAGAGCAAGCATGTGCTCAACTAAAACGTGAGTTGGTTCGTGTAAACATTACTATTGAGACTGATGAAGATGACCTTATCGGTGGTTTTAGGCTTGTTGATGGGAATACTACATGGCATAACGGTCCCGTCATTGAAGCACTTGAGCGAGGAGCAGTCCTTCTCCTTGACGAGATCGACCTGGCTTCCAATAAAATCCTCTGCCTTCAGTCCATTCTAGAAGGCAAAGGTATTTTTCTTAAGAAGACTGGACGTTATATCAAACCTGCTCGTGGTTTTACTGTAGTTGCTACTGCCAATACCAAGGGCAAGGGTTCTGATGACGGACGTTTTATTGGTACTAACGTTCTCAATGAAGCATTCCTTGAGCGATTTGCTCTCACGTTTGAACAGGATTATCCTACTCCTAAAATTGAGCAACGTATTCTTGAGGGCATTTCTCTTGATCTCAAGATTGAAGATCGAGAGTTCTGTGAGAAACTTTCCAACTGGGCAGACATTATCCGTAAGACCTTTAAGGATGGTGGTATCGATGAGGTGATCAGCACCCGCCGCCTGGTCCATATCATTCGTGCTTACTCTATTTTCGGTAAGCGTATGAAGGCAATCGAAGTTTGTGTTAATCGTTTTGACGATGAAACTAAGCAAGTCTTCATGGATCTGTATACTAAAATCGATGCCAATGCTGAGGAGGTTGCTGATGCTCCCTTCTGAAGAATTTCACGGACATCTTGGTAGGATTGCTGTCCTTAAAGACGGACGCTCTGTTAAAATTATTGGTGGTGATGGACTCAAATTGTTTGTCAAAGATGTTGACGGAAAGCTCTTTGAGTGCTATCATGATCAATTGGAAACCATCTTTTCTGAATAATATTATGAATTGGAAGTACAATGAAGAAGACCTCTTGAATGAGGTACGTGGTTATATTGGTTCCACTTATAACCAGCATTATTCTGCTGGTGATAACAAGATCCAAACTCTAGATTTGATTGAATCGGTTGGCGACGCCGAACCATTCACTCGGTCTAATGCTATTAAGTATCTGTCTCGGTACGACAAGAAGGGCACTGCTCGTGCTGATATTATGAAAGCAATTCACTATTGTGTTCTGCTACTACATTTTTCTGATAAGTCCAAAATTGTTGAGGAGTACCCCAATCGATGACCCAACTTAAACTGTCTAACAATACTCTACACGTTCTTAAGAATTTTTCCGATATTAATGGATCTATTCTTGTACGTGAGGGCAGTCGCCTCAAGACTATTAGTGTTGGGGAAAACATGATTGCTCAGTATGATTGTGAAGAAGAGTTTCCTATTACCTTTGGTATCTACGATCTTCGTCAATTTATCACTGGTCTTGATCTTTTTCCAGATCCCACTCTAGAGTTTAAGAACAATGATTATGTGATCATCAATGGTGGTGGACGTAAGACTAAGTTCTTCTTCTCCGATCCAGAGATCACTATCAAAGCAGCACCAGAACGGGATGTTAATTTCCCAGAGTCTGATCTGTCGTTTGGATTGTCTGTAGGCACTCTGCTTACACTCAAACGTGCTTCGATGGTTTATGTATTGCCCGATCTAAAGATTACTTCTTTGGATGGTGTGATTACTCTTTCTTTGTGTGATCGGGAGAATGATACTACGAACACTTTCGAAGAGATTGTTCCTGGTGATTCTACAGGAGACTATGAGTTCTTTATTAAAGTGGAAAACCTCCGTCTTGCTGTTGGAGAGAAAGCTTCTTCAACAGATAACACCAAACTCTATGATGTTAAGGTCTCATCTAAATTGATCTCTCAGTGGACTAACGTCTATTCGCCTCTTACTTATTACATTGCTCTTGAACCTTGAATATGAACAAATTTCTTTGGGTAGAAAAGTATCGTCCTTCTATTATTGATGATTGTATTCTTCCCAAAAATATCAAAGATGTCTTTCACGGATTTGTAAACCAAGGAGAACTTCCTAATCTTCTTCTCTGTGGAACTGCTGGTATTGGGAAGACTACAGTCGCTAAAGCATTGTGTGAGGAGATTGGGGCATCGTACATCGTCATCAACGGGTCCGACGAGGGACGTTTCCTAGACACGGTACGTAATAGGGTCAGGCAGTTCGCCACAACGGTCTCACTGACCTCTGGGGCGCCCCACAAGGTCGTCATTATCGATGAGGCAGACAACACCACCAACGATGTTCAACTGTCTCTCAGGACCGCTGTGGAGGAATTTCACAGCAACTGCCGTTTCATTTTTACTTGTAACTTCCCTAATAAGATTATCGAACCACTACACAGTCGTTGTACTGTGGTGGATTTTAAGATCAGTAACGATCAATCTACGGCAATTCAGGGTGAGTTCTTCACTCGCCTCAAATCTATTCTCACCCACGAGTGTGTAGAGTATGAAGACAAAGTTCTTGCTAAACTAGTTAAGCGATACTATCCAGACTGGCGCCGTTTAATCAATGAATGTCAACGGTACTCTGCCTCTTCACATAGCATTACCTCTGCTATTCTTACTGAAGTTGCTGACGTAAATCTTGATAGTCTGATCACTTCTCTTAAAAACAAAGAGTTTATGGTGGTTAGGAAGTGGGTTGTTGATAACATTAACAACGAACCCTCTATTATTATGAGAAAGATCTATGATGCTTGTTATCACCATCTTAAGGGTCCTTCTATCCCAGAAGCTGTGTTAATTATTGCCAAATATCTTAGGGATATTGAGCACGTACCTGATCAGGAGATTAACCTGCTTGCTTGTCTTACTGAAATTATGATGAGTTGTGAATTCAAATGACGTATACAAAAAAATATCCAAATGGATTTGTGGATAAGTGGGGCAACTACCACAAAATTGGTAGAGGAGATAATTCTCCTGTCATAGGTAAATCTGGTCCTCGTCCAGAACTTCGTACTCCTGTTTATGGAGTTGGAATTAATGATGTTATGATTCCTTACTTTACGAAAACAAGGACATGGAAAACATGGTCAGGCATTATCAGGAGAACTGATAAAAGAGATCTCAAATGGTTAAGTCAAACTGGGAAAGACCAGTATATTGATTGTACTTTAGATCCAAGGTGGTTTAAACTTTCGGTATTCAAAGAGTGGATTGAGCAATGGGATGACTTTGAAAACAAAGAAGTTGATAAAGATATTTTGATTCCTGGTAATAAAATTTACGGACCAGATACTTGTTTGATGGTTAGACCTATTGTTAATGCTTGGTTTAGACTTAAGAAACATGGTGGGGGAGATTTACCAAGAGGAGTTTGTTTGAACACTGCTTGGAAAAAGGGTAGGAGTCCAAAACCATATCGTGCTCAAATTACTCCTATTGGTGGTAAGAGAACAGGACTTGGATATTATGCTACAATAGAAGAAGCTTCTGCTGTCTTTGAAAAAGCAAGAAAAGAACAAATCAAAATTCTCATTGAAACTGAAACAGATCTAAAAGTAAAGGATGCCCTGGTGAAAATTTATGATCAGTAAAAATGAACTTATGCACCATCGCCTTCAGGCGTGGTTGAGGGAAAATCAAAGTGATGATGTTGAGTATCTTGGATACAAACCAGATCTTCTTGGTGAGATGAATCACTGGTATCGTTTTGGCGAACATGAAGTTACGGTTGATTGTGTAGAAGACATCGAACTCGTTGGTGAGGTTTGAATGAAACTCTGGATGTTGGGCAATCGTATTACTACTGAGACTTACGAACGACAAAGATTTATCGAAGAAGCAGATAAATATGGTATAGATTTCACAGTAGTATTTGCTGATGAAATCGACTTGATTGTTTCTAGAGATGATCGTAAGTCCATTCGATTTCGCAATGATATTGTTGCTCTCCCAGACAGTTTACTTGCTCGTACTGGGAGCGGTACTGGGTACTTTAATCTATCTGTTCTCAGACAGTTTGAAAGATTAAACGTACCAACACTACCAAACTCTGCTTCGATTGAAGCATCTAAAGATAAGATGTATGCCAACCAGATTCTGGCACAAGCAGGACTTCCTATCCCAAAGACGATGCTCACTCGTTTTCCGTGTAAGGCGGAGCTAGTTGAAAAGGTAGTCGGGTTTCCTTGTGTCTTGAAAGTCGTCACAGGATCACATGGCGCTGGTGTTTATCTTTGTGAGAACGCCAAGCAATTTGAAGATCTCTCCGAACTCATTTCGTCGCTAGACGGTAAGACAAGCATGATCATCCAGGAGTACATTAAGTTCTCCGAAGGGAGGGATCTACGTGTCATTGTTGTTGGTGGTCGAGTAATCGGTGCCATGAAACGTACCTCTACGGATGGATCTTTTAAAGCCAATATTTCCCGAGGAGGTAAAGGGGAACCCTATGATGTTGACGACGAAATGGAGATGCTTGCCATTCAAGTTGCAAAAGTTCTTGACCTTGATGTTGCTGGTGTCGATCTACTATTTCATCACGACGGATACAGGATCTGTGAAGCCAACTCCAGCCCTGGGTTCAGGGGGTTTGAGCAGGCGTTAGGAATTAATATTCCACAAAAAATATTTGATTATGCTAAACTTAGGTGTACCTTATGACTCTGCTTAAATTTTGTAGAGACTATAAATTTATTATGATGGAGGAGATGCTTGAACGCCTTGAAAAAGAACCTGAAAGACAATATGAGTGGATACGTAAAAACCACACCAGAGAATGTAGCAGAAGCAAATAAAGCATTGTTTCGTGCTACAATGAACCTACCTGCCGCTGCCGCTCACTGTGGCATGACGCACAAGGAAATGAAACTTACCTTCTTTGAATACCTTAAATATCATGCCCCAGACTTTGAAATCACTGAAGACTCCCCTACGTTATCCTGGGGGAAAAAGTAGAGCAACTAGTAAACTCTTTCAGTTTATTCCCGATCTGAAAGATTATCGTGAGTATCGTGAACCTTTCCTTGGTGGTGGTTCTGTAGCATTAGAAGTAACTAAGCGTTATCCCAACCTAGATATTTGGGTAAACGATCTCTACGAACCACTCTATAACTTTTGGCGAGAACTACAGGACCATGGACAAGCACTTAGAGACGAACTCGTCCAACTTAAACAACGACATGTCGATGTGGTGTCTGCTAAGAACTTATTCCTTGACGCCAAGCGATATCTTGAGAGACCTGTGGAAGACACTGAAAATTTCCATCGTGCTGTTTCCTTCTATGTGGTTAATAAGTGTTCTTTCTCTGGGCTTACAGAATCCAGTTCTTTCTCGGCACAAGCAAGCGAATCAAACTTCTCCTTCAATGGAATTGACAAACTGCCCGAGTATCAAAAACTAATTGCTAACTGGAGGATTACTAATCTTTCATACCAGCATTTGCTTACAGATGACAAAGCAGTATTTACTTATCTTGATCCTCCTTATGACATTAAGGA